TGGATGCACGCCGCGCTCTGGTCAACAAGTTCAAATACGATGTTCCTTATGCTCGCTATCTACCTGCGGTACGTTTGGGCCGGTGGGATGGCAAAGTTTCTTTTTTCCAACTGGGCGGTAGCACTTATGTAAATCTGTTACCCGAAATCATTCCCATTCTTGAAGAATACGATTACGATATCGAACTTGATGATCAGAGAACATATTCTACTACATTTGAGTTTGAACAAGTACGAGAAGACTCTTTTAAAGATATCTCATGGCCCAAAGGTCACCCCCAGGCCGGAGAGCCTGTCATGTTGCGTGACTATCAGGTAGAGATTGTCAACAACTTTCTAGCCAATCCACAATGCCTACAAGAAGTGGCCACAGGTGCAGGTAAAACAATCATGACAGCCGCACTGAGCCATGCTGTAACACCGTATGGTCGAAGCATAGTGATCGTGCCAAACAAAAGTCTGGTGACACAAACAGAACGAGACTACATCAACATGGAACTAGATGTAGGTGTGTTCTTTGGTGACCGCAAAGAGTTTGGACGCCAACATACCATCTGCACTTGGCAGAGTCTCAATGTGCTGTTAAAGAATACCAAGAACCAATCAGCAGATATCACCATTGGTGAGTTCCTAGAGGGTGTTGTGTGTGTCATCGTTGACGAAGTACACATGGCCAAAGCTGATGCACTGAAAACCTTGCTGACAGGGGTCATGGCAGAAGTGCCGATTCGCTGGGGACTGACTGGTACTATACCCAAAGAAGACTTTGAGTTCCAAGCCATACATGTCAGCCTTGGGCCAGTAATAAACAGATTGGCAGCCGCTGAACTACAGGATCGAGGTGTGCTGGCACAATGCCATGTCAATATTGTGCAGTTGGTAGACCATGTTGAATACAACAACTATCAGAGCGAACTAAAATATCTGCTGGAAGAATCAGGCAGACTTGATACCATGGCTAGTTTGATAAGCCAAGTCAATGAAACAGGCAATACCTTGGTGTTAGTAGATCGTATCACGGCCGGGCAGGAGTTAGTACGTAGACTTGGTGAACGTGCTGTGTTTGTGAGTGGTGCAACCAAAGCAAAGGACAGACAGGATGAGTATGATGAAGTGGCTGAGGCTACCGATAAGATTATTGTTGCTACCTATGGTGTGGCTGCTGTTGGTATTAACATTCCTAGGATTTTCAATCTGGTGCTTGTGGAGCCCGGAAAGAGCTTTGTCAGAGTTATACAGAGTATTGGGCGTGGTATTAGAAAAGCAGAGGACAAAGACCATGTTCAAATCTGGGATATCACATCCACCTGCCGATTTGCCAAAAGACACTTGACCAAGCGCAAGGCCTACTACAAAGAAGCTCGCTACCCGTTCACACAAGAAAAACTAGAGTGGATGACTACATAATGGGCAGTTTGTTTCGCGAAGTGGGTCGATATCTTCATGGGTTTTTTGAGCCTCACGAGATCATGGTAGAGATAGGGTCGGATCGCTGGGAAGGTAGCACAGCGTATTTTGCTGATCTCGCCAACACACACCATACAAGAATGATCACAGTGGATCTTGATCCAGAAGCTTACCATCGTGTGATTAAAACTGTAAATAAAGATCACCTAGAAAGATTGGAGTTTGTTTGTGCTGATGCCAACGATTGGTGTCAGAGTTTTGATCAACGAGCTCGACAAATAAAAGTTCTGTATTTGGATAACTTTGACTGGGATTGGGAACCTGCTCTGCCCAGCGAAGACATACAAAAACAACAAGCGTGGTATCGTAAAATGGGATTGGAAATGACCAATCTCAACTGCCAAGTTAGCCATTTAGATCAAATGATTACTCTGATGCCTTATATGTCTCAGCGTAGCGTTGTTTGCATTGACGACACTTATCTATACAACGGTGTGTACATAGGCAAAGGCGGAGCAGTGGTACCATATCTTATGACCCAAGGATATCAGATTTTACAATCTGGTGAATATGGAGTAATCTTAGGTCGCGGAATACGCAATAACATCGTATAATGGATAACATGAAAATATTGACACTAGACAACACAGCCTATGATTTAGATACGCTACCCGAAGAAGTAGATGACATGCGGTTCGCGATCCTGGACAACTCAGATCCTTCAGATCCTGACTACCATTACATACCTTTGATCTTTCTTGAAAGTTTTAACTCTCCCGCACTGGTACTACAGATTGGCGAACATCGTGTAAAGATGCCCATCGACTGGCAAATACTCATAGGTGAGCCCGACATGGGAGACTTAGAAATGCTACCACTGACATCGATCAATGATCGAGGATTCAAAGCATTCCAGTTCAATCCACTGACATCGTTCCGGCCCAGTTTTCTTGACATAGAGATCGTGGACGTGTATCATGATGTTGCGTGGTATGCACCCAAACTCAAGAATGGTCAGATGCTGTGCATACCTCTCAACAACGATCCGGAACCTGACTGTGTTTATTTTGTCAAAGATGTCAGCAGAAACTGTGAAGTAGTTGATTATAACAAAGCCTGGTAATGGACAAGCTGTCAATACAAAACGAAATGTCAGAGTTTGATCGCAAGAATCGCGATTTTTATGACGAGCTCACAGACGAAGAACGCAAAAAGTTCTCAAACTATCTCATGATACGGTGGGGGTCCAGTGTACAAGGTGGCCGCGAACTACAAGAGTTCTATGTCATTGCCACCAATGAAAGACTTAACAAACATTTTTTTGCTGTAAACAAACATCCCAAGCTTCAATGGCTCATGGCCACATCCGTGAGTCCGGGCATGGGAGCACATCGGCATCAATGGATCGCGCCCAAGAAAAAAGATTCCGGCAACAGCGAAGTAAAAAAAGCATTGATAGACCTATATCCTGCAATGAAGATGTCGGATATTGATACATTGGCATCAATGACAACAAAGGCAGACATCAAAGAGCTAGTAAAAAATCAAGGAAAAACAGATTAATGTATTCAGTATATCAACATTGGGATCCGTTGCAAGTGTGTTTGGTAGGACGAACATATCCTCCAGAGTTTTATTCATGGATCAAAGATTCCAACACAAGGTCAAGATTTGAAAAGCTGGCCGAGGAAACAGAAGAAGACTATCAAGGGCTTATCAAACTGTTGACTCAAAGATTTGGCGTGAAAGTTCATAGACCTAAGTTCCCAGACAATCTACAAGATCTTTACATCAATGGCAAATGGGTACAACCTCCTACTGCTCCTAGAGATTACTTTTTAATGATCGAAGATAGATTTTGGGTGCCCAAGGTGCCCAATGCTAGTCATGCCTGGTCAGTGTTTTACAGACAAAACAAGCCAGCGCATTGCCCCGACTATGTGCGCCCCAGTGATTTCTACGAAGCATGGCCAAACCATGCACAAGAAGTCCGTGAAAAGTTTGCAAGATTTTGCGAAGTCGATCAGAAACACCTTGATGGAAAGTTGAACTTTTACAATCATGTGTTTGATGAAATAAGCAATCAAGGCAACGAGATTGTGTACACAGATCTCGACTTTATCAACGGTTGTTTTGTTAGTCGCATCGGTGAGAACCTTTTCTTTGCCACACAAACGTACCATGATGACAAACAAGCTATATTAGATCAGGTTAACAAGTTGTTTCCCCGCACTGTGAATCGTGTGGTCAACTCCGGCGGCCACGGCGATGCTGTGTATTGTCCTGTGACACCAGGATTGATCATCAGTCTTAATGATGTACCTACCTATGCAGACACATTCCCTGAATGGGAAGTGGTATATTTGCCACCCTCTAACTATGCTCACATGCGAGAGTTTGAGTTTTCAATGAAGCGCAACAAAGGACGCTGGTTCATGCCTGGGTTTGAGCAAGACAACAATCTCATACACATGGTAGATCATTACTTTGATGAATGGGTCGGACAGGTCAGCGAAACTGTGTTTGATGTAAACATATTGATAGTTGATCCTAAGAACATTGTAGTTTCTACACACAACGATCAAGTTGAAGCGGCCTGTGCTCGACACGGCATTGAAGTGCATGTGGTGCCATTCCGGCACAAGTATTTTTGGGATTGTGGCATACACTGTGTGACCAATGATATTTCTAGACTTGGGATACCTCAAAACTGGTTTTCTAAATAACTATGACTGAGAAGTATACTTGCCAATACTGCGAAAAAGATTTCCAGAGAGAAACCAGTCTCGCTGTGCATGTGTGCGAGCAGAAAAAACGTTTTCAAAGCCAGAACGATCGAGGAGTACAGTTAGGATTACAGGCTTATCTGCGTTTCTACGAAATGACCCAAGGGTCTGCCAAGCTCAAGACTTTTGATGATTTTGCTCGCAGTCCTTACTATAGGGCCTTTGCCAAGTTTGGCCGGTACTGTGTAGATATCAATGCAGTAAACACACCAAGATTTATAGAATGGGTAGTAGAAAAAAATAAAAAGATTGATCATTGGTGCCGCGACTCAATCTATACCGAATATCTGACAGACTATCTTCGTAGAGAATCTGTGAACGATGCTTTGGCTCGTGCCATAGAACATTCTATCAAATGGAGTGAAACACATGAACATCCTGCTCAGGATTTCTTAAGATATGGCAATGACAATGCCATTGCCTATGCCATCAGTACAGGTCGGGTCAGCGCCTGGGTATTGTATAACTGTGAAAGTGGCCAAGCCTGGTTAGAGAACATGGATCCTGATCAGACTAAGATCGTATGGCCCTGGATTGATCCAGAGTGCTGGCAGAAAAAGTTCCGAGACTATCCAGCAGATCAAGAATATGCTAGAGAAATGTTAAAGAAAGCAGGTTGGTGATGAGTGCAGACGTAGATATCGATCTGGCAGACAGAGAACAAGTGCTGAAACTGATACAGCATATACCGGCACGTCAAACAGTTGATAACAAAGTACGCCGGCACAACTCTGGTGTTTATATCACTGAAATACCCAGGGATCCGGTGAATAAGTGTGCGGCCATAGACTATCAACAAGCTGAACAACGTGGGTACTTTAAGATAGATTTGCTGAACATGACTGTGTATCAGTTGGTACGTGATCCAGCGCACTACGATGAGATGTTGAGCCAGGAACCACCTTGGCATAGATTGCAAGAGCGAGAGTTTTGCGAAAAGATTGTACACATTGGCAATCATTATGATTTGGTACAGCAACTACAACCCAATAGCATACCGCGTATGGCCATGTTGTTGGCTGTGATACGTCCGGCCAAGCGGCATCTAGCACAAGGTGGGTGGCCCACGATAGCCCAAGACATTTGGACTCGTCCTGCAGACGATAGCTATTTCTTTAAGAAAAGTCATGCAGTGGGCTACGCACAGTTGGTGGCCTTGCACATGAATCTAGTCCATTCTGCGGACCAGGGTGATTGATTTACGTTTGCTCTTTTTACGGGCGATGTCTATTAGGCTGGTGCAAGGCCCGTGCAATATTTCCAGATCTTTGTTGACAAAAGTCTTTAAGAAAGGACGGAATATTTCCCAGTCGTTCTTCAAGAATATGTTTATGGGTATGCTACGATTGCTTTCCCACCACCATTGATTGGCCAGCTCTAGAAACAGTTTTTTAAGTTCAGGATTGGGTATGTTTCCAAAGTCATAGATGGTTGTAACAGCGTCATCGCGATTCTGCACCACACCGATGTATTCGTTGCCTGCATAAGCGCAGAATGTTATAAAAGGATAGCGTTCGGCTATTTTAGCGAAGATCTCTGTGCCCATAAATATCTTTAGGAAATTATTCTTATGTATTCTACCACTGCCTATTTATATCAACAAAAACAACAGGTATTAATGATTGATACCAGTGGTGCTTACTTTGACCGGAGGTGGCAACCTGTGTACACAAAAAATCTAAAAATACATCGTGGCGTGGACAACGTCATATTATTCCAGTTCGTCAATCAAGACGAAAAGCCCGTGAACATCACGGGTAGCACCATCACATTTAGACTGATCAGCACCAACGGAGACATACTGTTGTTGAGCAAAGACTTGGAAATCCTGAATGCCACCTATGGACGAGCCAAAGTAACACTGCTGTCAACAGAACTTGATTCCATAGATGCACAGCCCGTGGGCTGGAGTCTTGAACGCAACACAGTGACTAGCTCACTCTACGAACCTGTGTTTACAGATGCTTATTCAGGAGGTCGTGGCAAAGCAGATATACTAGATTCGGTGTATCCAGACTTTGTGCCCAGTGAAATAATGACTGTGCCCACCAACCCAGAAATCAGTCAAGATAATCCCAACCGGAATCACACATCATCTGTGTATGTACAGGGCCGACCCTTGGTCACGTTCCAGATGACGTTTGACAACTTTTCAGGCAACGTAAAACCACAAGGATCTAACACGCAGTTGGGACCATGGTACGACATAGGTAGCCAGCGCCAGTATATCAATCAAGTTGAACGCGATCACTGGAACATCGAAGGTTATCATAACTATGTTCGTTTTGAAGTCAACCAATATGGTTACAAAGCCAAGGTTGGCAATGTTGTAGTCAGTGGTGGTAATGTGACCAATATCACCATGAACAATCAAGGCAGTCAGTGGATATCTACACCATTCCCCAACATTGATATCCATGGCGAAGGTACTGGAGCCACAGGGTATGCCACAGCATCAGGCGGTAACATCACAGGTGCGGTGGTGATCACTGGTGGTGAAGGCTACGTCAATAACCCCAACGCCGCAATCAACAACGGATTTATCACTTCAATAGCATTTAGATGAAGATACGCAAACTAGTAGTGTTTGGCGACAGCTGGACCTACGGTGACGAACTTATCGCCCCTGAATTTCGAGATTTATCTGATGATGAATTTAGAGATCACTACGATGAAAATCGTCCCTACAGATTAAAACATTGTTATGCTGGTCGGGTGGCTGAACACTTTGGTCTTGAACTAGACAACATGGCCTTTCCGGGTTCTAGCCTAGAAAGCATGCGTTGGAACTTTATGTGGTATCTCCGCAATGGTCAAAGCACAGATGATGTACTGTTCTTGGTAGGGCTGACAGATGCTACTCGACAGAGTTGGTTTAATCCCTTGCACGAAATCAGCCGCAAAGATCCACAGTGGAATCGACACATGCATGGTACCTGGCTCACACAACCCAATCCGGACATCGACGAAAACTGGTTTAAACTTCAGAAGCTTTGGTTAGGCATGAGTTACCACGCAGACTGGGCAGAATATAATTTCCAACAAACGATCAATCTGTTTGATCAAGCTGTGAGCCGATATGGAATCCCCGTGATACAGTTCTCAGTGTTGCCAAATCGATATGGTGTGACTGTGCCTAGCCTAATCTATCCAGGACTGAGCTGGCGCGAAATACTACACCAAAAAAAGCAAGAACTGGGAATCGAACCCTTTGCTCGGGGAGGGCATCCCAATGAAAAAGGCCATCAACTCATAGCAGATCACTTGATTGAACACATAAAGTATGCTAAAATGTTAGAGTGATAGATGTACTTTCTTACCTACCAGCCAAACGCAAAAGCACCAGCTCGGGCTGGATAAGCTTCAATGCGCCTTGTTGCGTCCACAATGGTGAGTCACCAGATCGACGACAACGTGGCGGCCTCAAAACAACAGACCAAGGTTGGAGCTATCATTGTTTCAACTGCGGGTTCACTGCCAGCTTTGTGTTGGGACGGAACTTGTCGTTTAAAGCTCGTAAGCTGTTGGGCTGGCTCAATGTTGATCGAAATGAGATCGAGCGTATCAATCTTGAAAGTCTCAAACATAAAAATATCGCTGGCATGCTCGACGAACGACAGCAGGTACTTCAAAAGTTGCAGGACATCAACTTCGAAGATCGAAACTTACCAGCCGACACACAACCCCTAAATGACACAGCACTGCAATATCTTGAAGATCGTTGCATACCTCGAGATTATCCTTTGTTGTACAAGACCATGCCGCGACCGGGCATATTGATACCATTCACACACAATGGACAGGTGGTCGGGCATACCACAAGATTTTTAGATGATCGTACACCCAAATACATACAAGACATACAGCATGGATACGTATTCGGCACAGATTTGCAAAAGAACAGTTGGCAACATGCCATCGTAGTCGAGGGCGTGTTTGATGCACTCAGCATCGGCGGTCTGGCAGTGTTACATGCTGAAATCAATGATGCACAGGTTCGATTGATACGATCTCTAGGTAGAGAAATCACAGTAGTACCTGATCAAGACGAAGCAGGATTGAAGCTGGTGGATCGCGCTATAGAACTAGGATGGGCAGTGAGCATGCCAAGTTGGGGCGCAGACGTCAAAGACGTCAACGATTCTGTAAAGAAATATGGTCGTACAACAACCATGCTGAGTATTTTTGAAGCTAGAAATACCAGTCGTATCAAGATAGAAATAGCTCGCAATAACTTGCTCAGGAAGATTCATGGCTAGATTATTTGTCTACGGCGATAGTTACAGCACACCAGGATTCTGTGTAGAACCCAAGGATTCTTGGTGGGGGCTGATTGCATCTGCTTTGAAAATTCACGGTATAGAGAACTACAGCTGGCCTGGCAACAACATTGACAGCATATCACATCTTGTTGTTGCTGGCGCTGGATTTGCTCGAGATGACTACGTAATCATTGGTGTTCCGCCTATTGAACGTTTTACTGTGTATGATCCTGATGGACAGCCTCCCATACGGTATAGATTTTTTAACAATCTTGAAGAAATAGATCGCCAACCTATACTAGAGCATGATGGGCTACGCCAAGTGACCACACATCAGTTGGGCAAAGGTTATGTCATGAGCTGGAATCGCAGTTGGCAAGAAGCACAGGTGTTGAGAGAGCTGTTTCTTTTAAAACAGTACATCCTAGGCTGGACGCCGCATGTGCTGATAGTGAATTTGGCCGAACCTTTCCAACCTCAAACAGATTGGCCAGTGTTGGGCAGTATCCAACGACGCTTCTTGGCAGATCCTTACAGTATTTTGTTTGAGGACACATATTATTCTGTCAACAAAGGCATCAATCGTCCAGTGGACTTTGACTCTTTTGGCTGGCACGGTCATCACAGCGCAGTGGGCAATCGTCACTGGTATGATACTGTGCTGGAACCCAGGATCAAACACTTGGGGTGGACATGATTTACTTTGGCGGATGTAGCATTACCATGGGTGCAGGATATCCTGATCAGCAACAAGATCCAACGATATATCCCAACATCGTGTCACGAACCATGCATACTCATGCTGACAATCAAGCTGAAGGTGGATCCAGCAATCTGAAGATATTCACTCGTGCAGCCAAGGCCTTGCTGGATAGATCGCACGATGCCTATTTTGTGCAATGGAGTGCTCTACATAGGCATTGGGTCTACCCCAGTCCCAAACAAGGATTCTATATTGGTAGCTATGCCGACAATGGTCTGGTTGACCGATCATTTGTGGCCCAATACCAGTTGCTGAATCATGACTATGGCAATATAATGAGTCTAATAGACTACACAAGGATACTACAACAAATGGCCGATGATGCCAGCAGTAACATTTGGTTTGTCAACGGTATGCTACCCTGGACCGAGGACATGCTGACAGGAACAGAACCTAGCCAATATGCTCGGCAGTTGTATCAAGGACTGTCAGAACAGGAAACACAAGATTTCAAACAACGACTACAAAATAATCTTGAACTCATTGACTGGAAGCAATGGATCAACCCTTGGCACAGCATTGCTGACCTACAGACCGACGATGCACCTTTGGATACCCATCCTGGGCCCAACACACACGCCAAGTTGGCCGAAATGATTTTAGATATCATTGACAACATTGATACATAACAACGAAAGATATTATGAAAGATTATTCAGTAGAAGTCCAGCGACTGTTTCTTGAGATTATGTTGCAAGACGCACAGAGCTTTGTACGAGTGCAAAACATCTATAACGATGAAAACTTTGATCGTAGTCTGCGTAGTGCGGCCAAGTTTATCAAAGAACACGCCGACAAGCACAAGACACTGCCTGATCGTAAGCAGGTACGAGCAGTGACCAGCGTAAACTTGGAAGAGATTCCTGAACTCAATGACGGACATCTTGACTGGTTCATGGAAGAGTTTGAGGGATTTACCCGCCGTCAGGAACTAGAACGT